CTACAGCCCACGAGGTAAGCGTACACGCATTATCTCATGGGAATCCAATGTTTCTAATAATTTCGAATATTATAATTATGATCGACGACCGTATATCTGTCGCCCTCATCATTATAATAATATTTTTGATGATATTACTGTTACAAGCAAACATTATCCTACAAAGAAATCTCATATTTCTAAATTAAAAAGGAAATTATATGTATCATGTGTTAAATTAAAAAATAAAAAAACAAAAAAAAAAAATATTTAATGTTAATCTTCAAATTCAATCGGATACTAACAATGAAAGTACCAGTTATAGTAATTTTTATACATCGTATTTTGCTAATCTTCTTGATAGAAAAATTTATGAGCATATTGCTGGCTGGGACGCTGATTACATCCCAAAATTGATTGATGATATAATGACATTTGTGTTCATGTCAACACAAAATATTGAAGGATGGACCCGAACTGATATTATTTATCAAGCTGTACGTATTTTTCTAAAGTGTAGATACAATGAATCAACGGGAAAAATCTTATTTACACGCTTCACTACTTATATTATGGGCTTATTTAATGGTTTTGTAGTCCAAAGTGACATTCTTGGTTCTGCAAGAGATTTCTTGAATAGTTACAAAAATATCAACGAAAGCCCTATTGTACTTAAATTGTACAAATGTTGTACATATTTATTATCAATGTCTATCTTTGAAAAGATGGGAATTTCTTTTGATAGTTTAGGTTACACTAAGTTGGAAGAAGTCACTCTTAAAAAGAAATTTTATAAGAAGACTGATTTTGTATACGTAATTTGTGATACAATCCTTTTTGTGCTAGAAAGGGGTTACCAAGTTTATAAAACCGGAGATGTTTTTTGTTTGTTTCATTCAGGTGGGACCTATAAAGAGATATTTGATGATTGTCGTCTATTAGAAAGACAATTTCAACAGTTACACAATCCTGAGGCTAATGGCTTCACAGAATCTTGTTTTCGAGCGAGATTAGATTCTGTTATAGAGAAACTCGAGAATATTAATAAACATAGTTTTCGTTTAGATCGAACTGATGTTATCATTGTCAAAAATGCTTTGAATGATATGTTAATGATGCGTGACGATCTCAATACAAAATCTGCAGCTAGGTCCAACCGTAAAGCTCCATTTGGCTTACTAATATTTGGTGATTCTGGTATTGGGAAAACAACTATAACATCCATGTTGAGTACATTTTTTGCTAAACATGAAAAACTGCCCGCTGGACCCGAATTTAGATATACAGTTAATCCTGCTGCTAAATACTGG